GAGTCCGGCAAGGGTAGACCACAACATGCCGTTCTACAGGGCGGCATTGTTAGAGGAAGTGTGTAGCTGCCACACCCTCACCGACTGGCTGGTCGAGCAGCGCGGCGGGCGCGTTGCCTATGGCCGCGATGCACTCAATGCCGAGTTGGGTCGGCTTGAGCGCATGCGCGACGACGCCGGGCGCAAGGCTCGTGAACTGAAAAAGATGCTGGGTGGCGACCATGCATAGTTGGTATTCCGCCCGCGAGCTGGCTGGGCTTCCTGGTATGCCAGGGACCGAGCGTGCCATTCAGATCCGCGCCAAGCGTGAGCACTGGGAAGGCCAAGGCCGTCTCGGCAGCAAGGCTGTCGAATACCGCTTTGCCGCCTTGCCGGAAGAAACTCAGGCAGCGCTGATTGCTGCTGCGGTCAACGATTCCGTGTCCGAGCCCGTGCCAGCCGTTGAGCTGAATACCACGCAACGTGACGCTATTTCCGCGTCACGTTTGACCAACGATCAACGCTCGGTAATGACCGCTCGCCTGGCATTTGTTCGCGAAATCGAGCGCATGAGCCAGACCATCAGCCAACAACGCGCCATCGATTCCCTGGTCGCCCTGGCCAAGGCCGACCAACTCAGCCCCTACCTGACCGGCCTGGTGCTGCGGGCAAACGACCGCAAGACCGGCGACCGCTCATTGAGCGAGCGCACCCTCAAGCGCTGGCTCTCCAGCTATCGCCAACAGGGTGAAACCGGCCTCGCCCCTGGGCGCAGCCAGAAGGACTTAAGCCTGCCTGAATGGTCGGCGTCCTTCCTGACCTGTTACCAGCGTCCGACCAAGCCCAGCGTCGAGTCGGCCTATGCCGAGTTCGCCCTCAAGCACTCATCCGAGCGTCCAAGCATTCACACGGTGCGCCGCTTCCTGAATAAGCTCAGCCCCGAGGCCCGCGAGCGCGGCCGTCGTACTCCGCAGGAACTCAAGGCCCTACAACCGTTCCGCCGTCGCACCACCAAAAACCTGTTCCCATGCGATGTATTCACTGCCGACGGCCACAAATTCGACGCGGAGGTCTTGAACCCACGCACCGGCAAGCCATATCGCCCGGAAACCACCACCGTGCTGGACGTCGCCACCCGTAAGGCAATTGGCATTTCAATTGGTGAAGCCGAGTCCACTATTGGCGTCATGGACGCCCTACGCGACGCCATGCAGCACGGCATGTTCAGCATCTTCTATGTCGACAACGGTTCGGGCTTCAACAATGACACCGTTCGCGAAGTGGTTGACCGCCTTGGTGGCACCATGGAACACGCACTGCCTTATAACAGCCAGGCCCGTGGCCTGATTGAACGTGCCCACCAAACAATTTGGGTCAACGCCGCCAAAAAGCTGACCAGCTACATCGGCGCCGACATGGACAAGCACGCTGGGACCAAAGTGCACCGGATCAGTCGCAAGCAACTGCGCGAAACCGGCGCTACTCGACTGATCCCAACCTTCGCCGAATTCATGGCGGGGGTCGAATACGAGATTGAAACCTACAACAAAAGCCCGCACCGGAGCCTTGCAAAGGTACGTGACCCACTGACTGGTAAGTTCCGGCATATGAGCCCGAACGAGGCTTGGGATACAGCCCTGTCCGAAGGCTGGCAGCCAATCGTTGCTCCCACCGAACTGCTGAACGATCTGACCCGACCACAAGTCACTCGCCCAACCCGCCGTGGCGAAGTCACCTGGTCGGGGGAAACCTACTTCCTCAACGCCCTGCGTGACTTCCACGGTGAAGACATCCGCTTGGCCTATGACGTTCGCGACGCCTCTCGCGTTTGGGTTCGCACCATGGAAGGCGAACTCATCGGCGAAGCGCTCCTGAACGGAAACGCCAGCGACTACATGCCGAAAGCCTTGATTGAAAAGGCCTACGACAAGCGCGAAAACGGCCAGATGAAGCGCGCTCTGGACAAGCTGGAAACTCTGACCGGCAAGCGCGTGGAAATGATCGCACCGACCACCGCGCCATCCGCCCAACTCAGCGTCGAGCAACTGGCCGAAGCCCAGCGTTTCGCCCAACTGGCAGCGCCGCAAGCCTCCGCTTTCGAACTGCCATCCGACCCCACCGCTCGCTATCACTTCTGGCATCAGCTCAATGACCGCCTCAACAACGGCGAGTCCCTGACCCACGAAGAAACCCAGTGGCACAGCCGCTACCCGAACCACCCCGACTTCGGCGCCATTCGGCGGATGTTCGAATTTGCCGAACAAGCCAGCGCCTGACCACAAACCTTTAGGAGTTCATTTATGAGTGTTTCCAAGATCGTTCCATTGACCAACGTCGGGCTACTGTCCGCCGCCATCGAGCGCGCTCATGCTCGCCCTCTCGGCCTGCCTGGCCTAGTGGTGATGTACGGCGCCAGCGGCCTGGGCAAAAGCGTTGGTGCAGCCTTTGCCGCCAACCTGCACCGTGCCTACTACGTCGAGTGCCGCGACACCTGGAGCAAGAAGGCTTTCCTGCAAGCCATCCTGCGTGAAATGAGCATCGCCCCCGGCCAGACGCTGTCAGTGATGGTCGACCAGGTCGCCGAACAACTGTCCCGTAGCGGTCGCCCGCTGCTGATCGACGACGTTCAATACCTGCTGGAAAAGGCGGTGGCCAACGTCCTGACCGACATCTACAACGCCAGCCAGGGCACCATCGTCCTGATCGGCGAAGAGCGAGTGCCGAGCAGTCTGGCCAAGCTGGAGCGTCTGCATAACCGCGTTCTGGAATGGGTTCCCGCACAACCCGCCACCCAAGACGACCTGCGTAATCTGGCGAAAGCTAGCTATCCGGCTCTGCACTTCGCCGATGACCTGTTGGAAGACCTTCGCCACCAGGTGCGCGGCTGCCTGCGCCGTGTCGCGGTCAATCTCTACAAGGTCTACAGCGAAGCCCAGGCCCTCGGCCTCGACAGCATCGACCTTGCGGGCTGGGGCAAACGCGGCTGGTTTACCGGCGAGGCTCCAGTACGGAGGGGCGCGTAATGGCGGGCGGTCGTGGTCGTAAACCGATTCACCTGGAAATGCGCGGCAACAAGAGCAATCGCCAGCGTATTTGGGAGGCCATTCGGGCAGAGCGTGACGGTTTCCAAGTGGCCGACGTGGCTCACCGCGCAAAAACCGACATAACGGTCGTCAATACCTACGTGCAGTCGCTGCTGCGAGGTGAGTACGTCGAACTCATTTCCGGCGCACCGTACAAGACGCAAACGCTACGCCTGATCAAGGATGTCGGCGCAGAGGCTCCCAGCCTCACCAAGGAAGGCAAGCCGAGCAATTCGGGTAAAGGCACCGAAGCCATGTGGCGCACCTTACGAATCCTCGGCGAACTGGACGCCCATGAACTGGCGGCTCAGGCGTCAACCGTGACGCCAACAACGCCGTCAACAGCGGCTTCCTATCTGCTATGGCTCAAGAAAGCGGGTTACGTCATTGAGGTATTGGCAGGCAAGCCGGGGCGAAAGGCTCGCTACAGCCTTGCTCCCGGCAAATACACCGGCCCGCGCCCGCCGATGATCCAGAAGATCGGCCAAGTCTTCGACCCTAACCTGAGCAAGGTCGTATTCCGCCAGCCCGAACCAGCGGAGATCGAGCTATGAACGTCAGTCTTGCCGCCTGGGGTCCTGAAGCTCCGCTGTTCGTGCGTCTGCTCGCCGCCGAGGTTGCCGTCAGTAACAAGACCAAGGCAGGCCAGCGCATCGGCATGAGCCGCACCGCCGTCAGCCTGATCCTTGCCAACCGCTACGCCTCGCCCAGCACGGCCGGTGTGGAGCGGCGCGTCATGGAAACCCTCGGTCGTATCGAGTGCGTTGCCCTGGATACAGAGATCAACAGCGACCAGTGCCAAACCTATCGCGAAAAACCGGCGCCGACTCATAACCCGCAGGCGATGCAGCAATGGCGCACCTGTCAGCACTGCCCGACCAACCCCAACTGCTGCATCCAGGAGAACGCCCATGCTCGCCTCCACTAGCCGTACGCAATTGAAAGTGTTGACCCCGTCACTGGCTGACCGCCTGCGGATCTTCAACGCCGCCGCCCGCATGTTGCAGGCGGACGGCTTCCGCGTCCTGGCCTTTCATCCCGCCGAAAACCTCCTGGTCATCGGCCCCGAAGGCGGTCAGCGCCTGATCGACCTCGGTCACCACGACGGCTTCAGGCGTCACGGTACGGCCGGGAGCACCCGCTACAACGTGCAATTCCGGGGCGTGACCCTGGAATGGCGCGAATCCATCAGCGCCACCCGTCCAGGTGACTGGTCGCGCCCGACTCTCCATTGAGGAACCTTGTAATGACTGCACAACAAACCATCCCCGAAGGCTATCGCCGGGATGCTCAAAACCGCCTGGTACACGAAAGCCAAGTGAAAGAAATCGACGGCCTGCGCGACAAGCTGGTGCTGGAGCTGGTCGATAAAGCCCGGGTTGCATCGGCGTCGCTGGCGGCTTTCAAGTCGTCTTCTTTCAGCCAGATCGACGCCTTTGTCGAACTGAGCAAGGCCGAATACGGCGCCAAGGTTGGTGGCAAGAAAGGCAACGTCACCCTGTTGAGCTTCGATGGTCGCTTCAAGATCCAAAAGGCCGTCCAGGAAGGCATCGCCTTTGACGAACGCCTGCAAGCCGCCCGCGACCTGATCGACGAATGTCTTCAAGACTGGACGGCCGGGGCTCGCCCGGAGCTGCTGACCATCGTCAATGACGCCTTCAGTGCCGACACCAAGGGCGAGATCCGTACTGCCCGTGTCCTGGCCCTACGTCGCCT